TGAACATCGGAAACCACCTGAAAGCCTTGTCTATGATTCTGGCGAGCCGTGACAGTTCTTTTTCTTTCATGTCAAGTTCCTGCCTGTGCATTTCTCTGAGATTGTGGATTTGCGTATCATGCTGTTTCTGCATCTGCTGTACTTGGCTCTGCAATTTTTCAATATTGGTGTTCCGTTTTGAAACCTCGTCTTGCAGTTTTTCGTTGGCACGTTCCAGTTCTTTCAGTTTTCCACTCCCGAAAAGAGAAGCAACTCCACTAGTTATGGCTGTCGCTGCCGTGGTGGCTGTCTTCTTTAACTTGTCAGTGCGTATTTCTGATTTCACCTGTTTCAGTTCCTGCTCGGCAAGATTTATCTGTTCTTCTTTGTGCCGTTTGGCTGCATCCATGCGTTGCAGTTCAGCTTTCTGCTTCTCAATGATAAAGTCGTTCCGTTCCAGATGCTCCTTACCAGTGACAGCCTTTGACTGCCCGCGTTCCATCAGCAGGATGTCGGATGCAAGGGTCTGCATCTGCATCATGTCATCGTCATTGAGCTTTCGGCTCTTTCCTGTTTCGTGGTTCATCCAGTCGAAAACGATATGGGCATGATAGTTCGGCTTGAACCATCTGTCCCCGACTTTGAAGCTTTCCCTGTCTTCCGCTTCCGGCTGACCGTTCAGCCAATGCCCTTCATCCTTGTGCAGGAAGATTTGCAGCGGTGTGATTCCCCAGCGTCTTTGACACTCCTCACCGAATTTACGCACGTCTGCCAGTGTGGTGTCCGACCTGACAAGCAGCACTCCTTCACGTATGGGGGAGCATCCCGCAATCTTGACTATTTTACCGTTCTTGCCTTTGCGTTCACGCTCCTTTTCCTGCATGGCACGTCCGGTCTTTTCCTTTACCATCTGTCTGATATTGTCATAATGCATCCGCAAATCCGGACTGCCGAAGTCGGGATTTATCCACTGTTCGTTATCGGTGGATAGTTCAGGAACGACATAGATTCTGGACTCTCCGATGTGGCGCATGTATTCGGCAGTCCTCCTGTTGTGAGCCTCGCTCGATGCGATGTTGCAGGGCTTGATATGTATGCTTGATTTTGTTGCCATAGATACTTGTTTTTTGGTTTGTACTTTATTGTTTGCTTTTCCGCTGTCCGTAAACGCATGGGGTTCTTAGGGGTGCAACCCATAAGCGGAGATTGCAAAGAGAGGGTCACTCTTTGCTCTGGGTTCTCAGGGGAGAAACGCCCTGAGTGGGTCATTAGGGTAAAACCCTAATCCCCTCGGGAGAGCCCACAACTACGTAAGCGGAGCGTGTAGTTATAGTGGGCTATATCAATGGCAAGCCATTGTCTGCAAACTCCAGCCTACGGCTTCCGCTCTCCTCCGTCAGGGAGGTTTTTCATCATCGTTGCCGATTGGAGATGCACCGACCAGCACAAGGTCTAAATCGTCTATCAGTTTTTGCAGGACGGGATTCTTCTCTATCATCCGCTGGAGGATTCTCTCAGCCTCGACCAAGTGGTTGGCTGTACTCATCACCTTGCCCTCCCGTATCTGAAAGATAATCCAATCGGCTATGTCGATATGGGCTTCTTTTTGTTTCGGGGTGGCATTCCTTTCGATGATGTCCGAAACCACCACCTTACAAAAGTACATGCTCTCGGCTCGCTGTTTCCACTCGGCATAAGCATCGGCATCGGGAAAGAGAAGCACGGTTCGCCCTGACAGTACACGGAGTTTCTCTTCTCTCATCTGACTCTTACCACCCGTAGCCAGCCATACATAATCGGGGAAGATAGCAGAACCGATAACGGCACTCTTCTCGGATTCCACCAAGACCACCACCTTGTCGGGATGCGTTTTCAACAAGTGTTCCCCGAAAAGGCATTGGGATAGTTGCCAATCCTCTGCCAACACACGCTGCTTTTTCAATATACTGTGTATCCAGTTCACTGCCGATGTCTGTCCTCCCTTGATACGGTGTCCGTCTTCGGGATTGTACTGCATCACCTTTCCCGTGCGTACCTTGCCCGTCCTGTCTATCTGCCAAAAGATAACAGAGCCGTCACGGGTAGCCCCCAAACGGTATTCCTCCAACAACCGCTTCAACACCTCTTTCGCCTTGTCGCCATAGTAGGAAGTAAGGAGTGTGAAGAGGAAACGGAAGAAATTGCTACGCTCGCTTTGCGACTTCTCCACATAGTGAGGGGGAATATAGCCGATGGCTGTCGGCTTACTTTGCTGCTTCACTTTCTTCTGCTCTGCTCTTTGCCTGTCAAAAGAGAAATCATTGGTAGTTCTGTGTTCAGGATGCTCTTGAAAATACTCTTTCGGAGTGTAGTGATACCCACAACCGCTTTCGTGGTTACATCTGCCGACCGATGGATGCAACGGCACATTATTTTCGTCCACGTAATAGACGAAAGAATGCCTGTCTCCGCATTTGGGGCAGGTATGCCGTGTTGCCGTTCCTTTATACTTCTGTAATGAATAATTGCCCATAGCTTAGTCCGTTTTTGATGGTTGATTGTCGGCTGTCCCATCCTGTCCCATTGTCCCACACTCTAAGGGTTGGGACAGTGGGACACTTGGGACACCTGCGTTTTTACTCTCTTTGCTGCGCTGGATGATACGGTTTACGGTGGACTTGCCACAATTCACCTGTGAGGCTATCTCCCTGACGGACTTGCCCGATTGGGAGAGTTGCAGAATTTGGCAATCCCTTTGGCTTGATTCATTGTCGCCCAATTTTTTCAAGTGTTCCTTTTCCGTGGAATAGCCCCTGAACACGAACTGCAAGAAAGCATCCACCTTGTCAATCTCGTAAACGATTACATTATCCGCATCATGAGAGAACGTGCCATAGCGCACTTTAAGCTGCTTCACATAGCGAAGCCCTCCGTCTTGGGCACTTTTTCCAATGGTGAACACGCTGTCAAAGAAATTGTAGAGCCGTTTGCTTCCGGCAAGGTCGTTGGATGTGATGGGACAATCCAAAGAGCGTTTGGGCGTATGTGCTAGGACAAGGATAGAGAGCGCATATCTCTTTTTGAGATTGTTCAGCTGAATCATCAGCCGTCCTGCGGCATCGCCTTTCTCCATGGCGCAACACAGGTAGGTAAGATTGTCAATGATGAAAATCTTGCAGTCGGTCTGCACAGCCATCTGTTCAATGCCGCCTATGATAGCTTCCTCAAAGTTGGCATCCAAAAGCTGGTTGCAGTCAATAGACACCCGATAGAGTTTGTCGGGAAAGGTGTAGAGCTCTCCATGCTCGTTGGTATAGCGGAGCTGGAACTGCTTTTCGGACAGTTCAAAGTCCAGATACAGCACATTGTCGGTTCGGGCGATGCGGTCGGCTATCTGCACGGCAAGGATGGACTTGCCCACGTTGGAATCGGCAAACAAGCAGGAGAGTTCCCCCTCGTACCAAAAGCTGTCCCACAGCGCACGGGGCGTAGGCAATAACGATGCTTCAAGAATGGTTTGGTTTGCCGTCTTGATATTCATCATGCCTACACTGTCGGGCATACCGTTATGCGCTTGGGATGCTTTTGTGAGGTCGCCACGTATCAGGTTGATATAGTTCTTATCCTCTTCCATATCATTCACCAGTTACGTGGGTTGGGCTTGCGACGGTGGGAAGAGGATAAGGACTTGTTCAGTTCCTCGTCTGACAACGGTATGGGATTCTTTCGGGCGGTTTCCAGCCACTTGTCCAGTTCGTCACGGTAAAGGCAATAGCGTTTGCCGGGCTTGGTGGCAGGGATTGTCCCTTCTGACAGTTTCATGTAGAGCGTACCCTTAGGGATACCTAAATACTCTGCTGCCTCGTCCACAGACATGGGCACGTGGGTGTCCACCGTTTTGGCATTGTTCACACTGCGCTGCTCGGCGAGCAGGCTTTTCAGGCTCATCACTTCGTCTCGAAGCTGAGCGACAACCTCGGGGAGGTCGTTGAAGGTAAGAATTGATTTTTCCATTCGCGTACTCGTCTCTTTTGTAAGACTTGGCGCAAAGGACTGAAATGATATATCCGTGAATATCTCCACGACACGTCATTGCAAAATAATTCCCGAATAATTAAGCCCAGCCATAAATGACGGGTAAAATTACTCGGGAAACGATGTAAAACAGGCGGTTATGAGTTACCGGATGGTTGTCGTTGGTGTCGTGATTATCCTAATTCCGCACATAATCCTCGGGATAGTGGAAATCAAGTTTGCCGTTTTCGGGTTCATCAATGGGAATTTCCGTCTTTAACGGCTCTACCTTGAAATTCTTGATGGTTGATAAGTCTGTATCAGCAAACGATTTCGGGAAAAGGGCTTTGATGAACTTGGCACGGTTATCCCCATTGTAGTATCTCTTGTACAGGAAACGCTCAGAGATATTCCATACGAAGTGACGGAGTGGAATGTTGTTGATGTCTTTGGTAAACGGTCTTTGTATGGGCTTCGGGGTATAAGTGTTAAGATTCATCCATTTGTCCACCTCAGTACAGATGTGGTTCACGGTTTCTTGGTCGGCAATGCGAGGCAGGTAATAATGGCAATACTCCATGACCATGCGGATGCGCTCTTCCTTTTCCCGTTGCTCTCTGCTTGCGTAATTGGCACGGTTCTTTTCGTGAAGATCCGGGGCGATAGTAAGCTCTATCGGTTGTGTTTGGATAAGTGTCTCTTCTTTTGTCGGGGATGATTCGGGTACAGGCTCAGGGACTGATGTAGGTCCAGGCACAGATGTGGCTTCTTCAAGTGTATTTTGTGACAGTTCTTCCTGCACCTCTATGGCTTCGGCAATCGTTTCTTTCTTGCCGAACTTGATTTTGTAGATTTCGTATGTATCAAAGATAAGTGTCTGAAAGGAGAGATAGAGCAACCATCCCAACAGGTTACAGCATACGAATACTATCCACCTGACAAAGTTGTCTTGGTTGAAGCTGTCCGCTATTACCAGCGTGGCAATGGAAGATATTAGGACGATGGCGAAGCCGACAAAGCCCAAGATGATGTATTTGTCCTTGATTGATGATTCCATATTTCGTTGAGAGATTGAATGTTCCTGTATTATTTTGTGCAAAGTTAATGCTATTTTTCCCAATTACTGCCCGTTATTTGCGGTTAGAACGGTCTTTTTCAATGTATTTCACGAAATGTCATCATATCATACTCTGTTTCATACTCTGAGGGGCTTATAAATGGTGGCATCAAGCCAAAAACATAGAGGGGCGATTATAGCCTTGTAGCCATAACCGCCCCTCTGAATACCTGTCAATGTGAGACATTTATGCCTCCTTGCGCTTCAAGGTTATCTTGTCCACCACCTGACACATCTGCTGCGCTGCTATCTTGGAATAGATTTGTGTGGTGGTAATGTTCTTATGTCCGAGATAGGCTTGGATGACAGCCATGTCCGTTCCCATTTCCACGTGCAGGCTTCCGAAGCTGTGGCGGGTACAGTGAAAGGTGATTTTCTTGGTTATCCCTGCTGCCGTGAGCCACCGTTGGAGTGGTCCTTGCAGCATCTTGTCCTTGAAATCCTCAAAGATAAGTCCCTCGCCCCGTTCTCCCAGCAGTCCATAGGCTTCATCACTGATGGGGTTATGCACTATTTCTTTGGTTTTCTGCATACGGGTGGTAACGAACATCCTGCCGTTGGTGTATGGTTGTATCTGCTGCCACGTGAGCTGTCTGATGTCGCTCTTTCTCAGTCCCGTAAGACAGGCGAAAAGAAAAGCTTTTTTCAAGACCTCCTCCTCACAGGGTGTTTCGGCAAGCCGTATCAGTTCCTCTTGGCTCAAATGCTCCCTGATGGTGGGAATGCACTCGATGCGGTCTAAGAAGCCGTTTGGGTTCTCCTTTATCTTCCTGTCACGGTAAGCGGTGTGCAGCACGGCACGGAAAGTTGACCAATAGCCTGCTGCGGAGTTGATGTGCAGCTTTTGGTTGGTGTGGATGGATTGGGGTGCATCAAGCAGGTATTCCATGAACTTGCGGCACAAATCCACATCCACCTCCTCAAAGGTGCATTTGCCGTTCACGAACCGCTGGAAATGCTTGTATACGTGCTGCCACTTGATATTCTTGCGGTCAGCCAGTCCTTTGAAATAGGCAAGGAAATCGCCCTTCATCTTGGTCTTGTCAAAAAAGCCGTTGTTTTCATTGAAAATGGCTTCGTAGCGCTGGTTGCGCAGGATGACCGCTTTCTTCATCATGCGTGCGTTGAAGTCCCGTTCCTGCTGGTTTGCAGGTTTGGCGAAGATGTAAATTCCTAAGGCTTCACGTGTAATCACTCTCATGGTGACATTGTCACGGTAGCCGGGATAGTAGTCAAGGCATAGTGAATACTGTGTCCCGTTCTTAATCTTGCGCTTACGCAAGGTAACTGTTTTGCATTTACTCATAATAATTATGTTTTAATTGGTTGTATACATTTTGGAGTTGTATCCATGTTTCCGATGGCAAAGGAACAACGTGAAATATCCGTGAATACCTCCACGATACATCATTTTGAAATAATTTTCGATAATCCCGATTTTTCACGGTTATTTGTTCCTTTCAGCCATGACACGCTCCACATCTGAGCGCAAAAGCAGGTTTTTCACACCCACCTTTATCTTTTCGATGTGCTTCACCTTGACGATATGGCAGATGTTGGCTGACGAAAGACCATAGATTTGCTGCACCTGCTCAACGGTATAGTAGCGTTCATCGTTCACAAGGTCAGTTCTGCGGAGTTCGTTCAAATGTGATTTGGAGTAATAGGTACGCCCGTACTCTCTTTTAGTGGGTATCTTATGGCGATAGGTGTAGGCACGGAGTGCGGTCGGCTTCATGCCGAACAGTTCCTCCACCTCCTCGGTCAGTAGCCAGTCGGTAATTTCGCTAATATCAACTGCCACACCGAAAAACTCGTCAATATGCTTCTTGCTGTAATAGTTCTTTCCTGCGATACGGCAGATGGGGATATGGTTACGCTTGGCGGAAGTGTAAAGCCATGACTGCTTTACCTTAAAAAGGGACATCACCTCCTCGCCCGAATAGAAGTCCAACACTTCTTCGCTTTCCTTTTCCCTTTTTTCTCTTTTGGCAGGTAAGGAAGATGAAGATGATTTCCTTGGTGTGGAGGTGTTGCCGGGCAGGATGCGGTGATAGGGATTGCCCTCCAACATCTGCTCGATGTCGGCTCTGCGGATGAATGCCATGCGGTTGCTGATGCGTGAGGCTTTCAGCTTGCCGATGGCTACAAGTTTGTAAATGTACTGTCGGGAACAGCCCATGAGGATGGCTGCTTTGGAAAAGGTGAGATACTCCTGATGCTGTATCTCCATCAAGGGTTGGGCGACTTTGAAGAGGTTGTTCTTCTGCATCACTCTGGCTCGTTTGGCTTCTGCCTGACAAGCCTCACTGCAATATCTTTGCATACCGCTTCGGGTTACAAAGGACTTGCCGCAAAAACTGCATTTTCTGGTTGCTTTCATACCGTTTTATCGTTTAATGGTTCATTTCTTCAATCCTATATCTCTGAAATGGTAAACGGATGTGAACGGAAGTCAACCATTGTCGCTTTTCTACACAGTGTGACTGTTTCCGCATATCGGGGCGGTTATTGTCGCTTGTCGTAAACGGTTGTAAACCCTTGTCAACTGTCTGCACGGTGTGACAAAAAACAAGCCCCGCAAATTCTCCACGTCAGAAATACGTCTCAAAAATATGTGGAAATTTGGGAAGCGACAAATGGCAACCGAAAAGTGTTAAATTTTAGAATATGCTGGTAATTAAAGATTTACACTCGGATATTTCTGATTAGTTTTGGTTGTTCTATGGTTATAAATACAACCACTAAAAGCACCAGCATTAATGGTGCATAATCCTTTAGGTAGTTTTATATGTCTTAAAGAAGTGCATCCTGAAAAGACCTCAGTTCCGAGCGTCTCTAATCCAGAAGGTAATTTTATATGTCTTAAAGAAGTACATCCTGAAAAGGCATAAGCTCCGAGCGTCTCTAATCCTGAAGGTAATGAAACTGAATCAAGAGCTGTGCAGCCAGAGAACATGTCTTTGCTCAACCGCGTTATGCCTTCGTTTATTTTGACTTCTCTCAATTTAGAACAATCAGAGAAGGCATAAGGAGTAATCTCTTTAATGCTTCCAGGGAGAGATAAAAATGTTATGTCTGAAGCGTTGCCAAATTCTGGAGAATTGGAAGAGAAACCAATCTTGATAACCTTGTATTTAGTTTTTTCGTATACAACTTCTTCAGGAATAATAACGATTCCATTTAATTTGTTGTCATCTGTAAGTGCTTTTAAGGGGGATAAAACGAAACGTATAAAAGTGGAGTGAGAGAAAAATCGGGGAAAGCGCTGATTTACAAAGGGTTTGAGGATAATGAACGAAATGAGAGGGAAAAACGAAACGTTACATTCGCTTTACATTTGCTTTACGTTTGGGTTCGATTTGAACGGTGTTTGAAGGGTATTGCTTTACATCGGGGCTGAGAATGTTATGTTTTGGGATGTCCTGACGGCTGTATGTGGCATTTCGTGGGCTTCTGGGCGCGTATGGCTGCTCATGTGGGTGCTTTATCGTCTGGACATTGAAAAGGGCGCTGGTGGGGCTTAAAACGGCTTGTTTGGGTGGTGATTGAATAAAGGAGGGTGTGGCTGCGGCCATGCCTTTTATTTTGCTTGTTTCTTGCTTTTTATGCTTGTAAATTCTTCCAAATAGTTATTATTTGGTATATTTGCAAGCGAAAACGAATATTTTAGAAACAGAAAGGAACGGTTATGACAAAGGTTATACATGTGCATTTGATACATGGGCGGAAGAACTACTACTTCGGCTCAATATCGGCGATTTATACGGTTTTGACAGAGGATGAGGTGGGTATAAAGAAAAGCTCGCTGCTACACGCCGGACTGGCTGACGGAGGTGTTATACTCAATAAAAAGGCTATGATCCGGCAGGGAGAGCTGATAAGAGGACCCAGGACGGAAAAAGAGAAGAAATAAGGATGGCTTAAACGGCTAAAACGCTGATATAACGGTATTTGAACGGCTTGAACACTGATTTGAACAGTGGTCAAGCCGTTTTTGTGTTTTGGAGGCTATTGAGATTGGTGAAAATGGGCGTTTTTCGGGGTTGGGTGTGCAGTTGGGTGTGCGTTTGGGTGTGCATGGAAAAACGAAATGTTCAGAGAGGGTGTGCATTTGGGTATTCACTTTTAACATGGAAAACAGGTGATTGACCCCCTATATAACTCCGAATAAATTGTGATTGATGTCATTTTCGGGCGTTTAGGGGGTGGGGATAATCCCACGTTTTGATATGTTATAAACCTTTGCGGAATGTCGGGAACGCCCTGTTTATCGGGGTTTTGACTGCTTTGCTACCCTATTATACCTATGTATGTGCGTGCGCGACACGTTTTGCGGTGTGGAGCGTGTGCGTGATGCGTGTGACGTGAGCATCAGACGAGGCGGACGAGTCCAACGATGGTGCTCAGGCTGCGTATGTCGTCGCGTGGGAGGAGGAAAGGGTGATGGACGCTGCTGTTTTCCGACACACAGAGAATGCTGTCCGCATGATCTACGCTTTCCTGCACGCGTTTGACGAGTACCCCCTGGCTCGTTTCGAGGACATAGACGGTACCCCATTGGAAGAAGCGGATGTCTGTGATTTTGCGACAAGCGAGGAGGTCGCCACTATAATATAGCGGCACCATGGAGTCGCCAGACACCCGGATAAGGAAGTTTGCCCCTTTGTTCTCGAACTCCGGTATGACATAGCGCTCGCAGTCCTCCAGACGTACCCCACCGCCACTTTCGGCAGGAAAACCGGCGACTGCATCGAGCGGTATGAGTGGTATGCCTTCACTGCTGCCTTTGGGAACTTTATGCACAGCTTCACCAATAGAGACAGATTGTTGTGGTATTGTCTTTTTACCTTTAGTAAAGACCGTTTTTAATGGCATTCCTCCTTCTTCTGCAACATCTTCAGGTGCAACCGATAAAGTGATGTCTTTGCGAATATTAAATACATCCGTTATCAGATTCTTCTCGCTACCGAATAATAGCCACTCTGCAGATATGTTCGCGTTTGCGCATACTTTTACTAGGACATCATAAGATGGTTTACCCTTTCTTGCGCCAACCACATTTTCCACAACTGTAGGGTTGATTCCAACGGCTTTAGCAAAAGCTCGCTTATTTCCACCAAACAGTACTTTTATTATTTCTTCAAACCTCTCATTTATTGTCATAAGTATAAAATATTATTATTTGCGAACATTTTTATCCGCATTTATTTTGATTATTCGCAAAAGCGTATTGTCTTTGCAGCGTGTTTAAGAGTAAACGCGCGGCCAAAGATAGTGAAAAAGGCCGAGAATAACGAATTTTTGCAATTAAAATAAGGAGTATGTTTATATTGAATTTATTACAAAATGGTCACGACTGGGAAAAAATGAACCACGTTGGAAAGAAAAACCGTAGGGGAATCTACGATGAATTTAGGTGTAAGCACTGTGGGCTTAAAGGCAAAAGTTATACTCTCGGCTTGTTGGAGATAGCTGAGCGCGACAGGAAGAAAGCGGCTATGTGTAAAGGGGCTCGAAAGCTTGCTAAAAGTTATGTGAAGGTGATTCGATGCGAGGCTTGTGGTAAAGCTTTCGCGAATTTGACCCCTGGTAGTATTCACAAGGTTATTCCATCCCCAGATGGTGAAAAGAGTAGCCGGGGTGAATGGGTCATGGGTGTAGGAGAACCGGTATTGTTATTGTTCGGTGAATTTAGCTATACGGATGAGATAAACGAGGTAAAATGATTGCAGGATAACACGGAGACCCTGGGTGCTGCACTGGATAGTCAGCCGCCGCACTGGATAGTCGGCAGGGACGGCCTCGGATGACGGCGGGAAAGACCGCAGGAGTGGCAGGTTTGCCATGCGCTGGATAGCCATGTGGGGTTCGATTCCCCTACACTCCACGAACAAAAGTAATAACGAACTAAAAACAGAGGACAATGAAAAGAGTGATAACAGTAACCAGCTCCCAGCGGGAATTTTTGGCAAAGGCCTTCGGTGTGACGAAGGAAATGGTGAGCTACGCATTGAATTTTCACCCGGTGAAGGGTCAGAGCGACCTGGCAAAGAAGATACGCAGCCTTGCCGTTCAGCGTGGCGGTTTTGAGCTTGTTACGGCTCCTACGAGCGAGGTGGTGCATGACGCAGACAATATGATGCGCCAGCACTTCGAGAACGGCTGGATGTGGGAAGGCGACAAGAACACGGGCGTACTGGAGTTGAAGGACGAGAAAGGCGACGTGGTGGAACGCATCGAGCACGCCGGGTTTACAGACATCAAGACCGTGCAGGAGAAGGTGGAAGCCATGTGCTGCGCCACTATGTAAGGAGAGAACCGCAAGAAGGAAAACAAAGATAAAAGGAAATGGAGTACTACAACAAGATATTGTGCGTGACGTTTGCCGAGCTGACGGGCGGCAGAGACCCCGTGATGAAGGCGAACACGCTGAAATGCAACGTGCAACGCAGCAACATAGCGTGTGCACGTCGTGGCGGCGGCGAGGGGACTCAGGCACTGTATGTGTGGAGCAGTATTCCGGAGAAGTACAGACGGCGGTTTGTGGCGACATACGGCGACCCAGAAGAAAAGATGCGAGAGGCTATGACGAAGGCGAGCATAAAGATAGATGCGAAGGCGCGTGAGTTTTACGAAGCCTACACCTATATGGACAAGGACGGGCAGGAGCGCCACCTGACGGAGAAGATGATAGAGGAATATACCATCAACGCCTCGGTGCTTGGCGAGCTGGAGAAGATGGCGGCAAGACGCCAGGCTATCCGCAGCAGCCTGAACGCTCCGATGTCGGGTGCGTGGGACTTGATACTTGACAGTTCGGAACGTATGCGTGAGAGCTACGGACACACGCTTCCGGGCACATTGGCGCGACTGAAGACGCGACTGAAGGCTTGGAAGTCCGATGGCTACCAGAGCGTGGTGAGCGGCAAGCTGGGCAACTCTTCGGCACTGAAGATAACCGGTGACTTTCTGAAACTGATTGTGGCTTTGAAACGCAGCAAGGTGCCTGTGTACACCGACGCGCAGCTGTTTGAGAAGGCAAACGAGATAGCCGAGGAAAGAGGCTGGAAGCCGATAAGAAGCCTAAGCGGTATGAAGAAATGGCTGAACAGCCCGTCGGTTGAGCCTTTATGGTATGACGCCGTATATGGTGAGCAGGCAGCCCGTCAGCGTTACGGCAGAAAGCACAAGACGGCACTTCCGACACGCAGGGACACACTGTGGTATGGTGACGGCACGAAGCTGAACCTTTACTATAGGGACGAGCAGGGCAAGGTGCGGACGACCCAGGTGTATGAGGTGATCGATGCAATGAGCGAGGTGCTTCTGGGCTACTGCATCAGCGACACAGAGGACTATGAGGCCCAATACCACGCCTACCGCATGGCAATCCAGAAGAGCGGACACAAGCCTTATGAGATTGTTTATGACAACCAGGGCGGCCACAAGAAGCTGGACTCGGACGGTTTTATCGGGAAGATTTGCCGCGTACACAGACCGACACAGCCCTACAACGGCGAGTCGAAGACGATAGAGAGCGTGTTCGGACGGTTTCAGGCTCAGGTGCTGCACAAGGACTGGCGCTTCACGGGTCAGAACGTGACGGCGAAGAAGGCGTCGAGCCGCCCGAACGTTGAGTTTATCGAAGCCAACAAGGACAGTCTGTACACTCTGGAAGAGCTGAAAGATGCCTATGCCGCAGCCCGGAAGGAATGGAACGAGGGTGTGCACCCTGCCACCGGCGAGCGCAGGATAGACATGTATGAGAAGAGCGTGAACGAGGAGACCCAGGAAGTGACGCTGCACGACATGGTGGACATGTTCTGGGTGTTTACGAAACGCATGGCGACGTTCACGGACCAGGGTCTGCAGGTGACGGTGAAGGGCGAGAAGCGGCAGTACGAAGTGTGCTCTTCGCCCGGCGTCCCAGACCACGAGTGGCGAAGGAAACACACTTACGAGCGTTTCATCGTGGCTTACGACCCTTACGACTTTGCGAGCATCAGACTCTATACAAAAGGTACAGACGGCTCGCTGCGCTTTGAGCGGACGGCAGAACCCTACATACTGATACACCGCGCCCTGCAAGACCAGCAGGGGACTGACGATGCGAAGTTTATCCGCCAGGAGCAGGAGGTCAACCTTCAGGACCGCATAGAGCGGACGATAGCCGGCCGGACGATAGCCGCCGAGCATGGCACGGACGCGGAGCAGCAGGGTCTGCACAGTCCGAAGCTGAAGGGCACGACGGCAGCCGTGCAGCGGCAGATAGACCACCGAATGGAGCGTTACTCACAGCCTCCTGAGCAGTACCAGCTGGGAAGACACACGAAATCGCTGAGCCTTGACGACTGGCTGGACGTGATGGAGGGCGGTGATGATGGCGACACGCCGAGAATACCGCTTCCGATGGAGAAGAAGATTGCATCAAAACTGTAGAATCAATAAAAACAAACGATATGAACGAGAAACAGAAAGAGCAGATACGCGAGGCCCTGCGCCTCTATGTGATGAAATATCCGAGCCAAAACAAGGCAGCAGCCAGTCTGGACGGTACGAGTGCGGGCACGGTAAGCTCGGTGCTGAGCGGCAAGTGGGAGAACATCAGCGACGACATGTGGCGAAAGATAGCCTCGCAGGTGGGGACCGCCACCCCTGGTGCCTGGCAGATGGTGGAGACCACGGCAGCAAAGGAGATGGCCTGTGCGATGACTGACGCCCAGGAATGGAAGAACGTGACCTGGGTGGTGGGCGAAGCCGGGTGCGGCAAGACCACGGCAGCGAAGCTTTACGAGCGTGAGCACAGCGGAGCCTACTATATTTTGTGCTCGGAAGACATGAAGCGCAGCGACTTTATCCGCGACATTGCGAAGAAGATAGGTCTGAGGACTGACGGCATGACGATAAGAGACATGCTTGACGCAATCATCGGTGCGCTGATACAGACGGAGAGTCCGGTGCTGCTGTTCGATGAAGCTGACAAGCTGACGGAAAGGGTGTTCCACTACTTCATAGACCTGTATAACAGGCTTGAGGACAAATGCGGCATCGTGTTTTTCTCGACCTCTTATATCAAGCGCAGGATGAAGATGGGACTGCGTTATGACAAGAAAGGCTATAACGAGATACACTCCAGGATAGGACGCAAGTTCTTCGAGCTGGAGCAGACAAGTCCGAACGACGTTTATGCGATCTGCGTGGCGAACGGACTGACCGACCGGGGGAAGATAGCTGAGGTGGTGAAGGACGCCGAGCAGTATGACTTCGACCTGAGGAGGGTGAAGAAGGGTGTACACAGAGTGAAGCAGATGGACGCTTGAACGGTGTTCAAATAACATTCAAACGATATGAAAAGAGCGATAAGCGTGAGCGAGCTGCTTTCGATGAAGAAGCAGACCTACAAGCTGAGCGACGAGTGGCGCGAGGCTTTCGGCGAGCCTGAGCGGAACGGAGTGTGGTTCGTGTGGGGTCGAAGCGGAAGCGGCAAGACGAGTTTCGTGCTGAAGCTGTGCAAGGAGCTATGCCGATTCGGGCGAGTGGCTTATGACAGTCTGGAGGAAGGTTCGGGCCTGACGATGAAGAACGCCTTTATACGAGCCGGGATGCAGGACGTGGCACGTCGAATGGTGCTGTTGGATGCCGAGAGCATGGAGGACCTTGACAAGCGGCTGTCGAAAAGGAAAAGCCCCGACACGGTGGTGATAGACTCCTACCAGTATACGGGCATGAGCTTTGAGGACTATCTGGCTTTCAAGGCCCGGCATCCCAACAAGCTGCTCGTCATCATCAGCCAAGCCGAGGGCACACGCCCGAAGGGGCGTACAGCGGTGAGCGTGATGTTTGATGCCTCGCTGAAGATATGGGTGGAGGGCTATAGAGCCATATCGAAAGGGCGATATTTCGGGGACAAGGGCTACTACACCATCTGGGCGGAGCGAGCCGAAGAATATTGGACCAATAACGACAAGAAGCAATGAGTAAGGACATGAACGACTACCGGCAGGGAGACACGATATATATCCTGCTGAAGAAGATCCAGGCGGAGAGCGTGATGAACGAATGGCTGGAGGGTAACTGGCAATGTGACCTGACGGCACACCGCAGCCAGAAGAACAAAGGTTGTGTGGTGCTGGAAACTACCGACCTGATGTTTGCGGCACGGATTATCCAGTGGCACACTTATGAGAAAGTAACATATAAACGCGAGAAACAATGAGCAGTAAGCATCGAATGATATGGCTGACGCCACCAGTTTACGGCAGCAAGGAAGAACGTATCGAGAGCCGAGGATATACTTGCGAATACTGTCATGGTCAGGGCGGTTTTTTAGGCGACCGGAGCAGCCCGAACGACAGCGAATGGAAAATCTGCCCCGTATGTGAGGGCAGCGGCAAGATGGATGCCGAAGTGACCATCAAGTGGAAACCCAACAAACGAGAAAATGACAAACAAAGAACCCATAAATATTGACACAATGAAAGTTTTAGACGAGTTGAAAGCGTGGCTGAACGCAGAGCGCAAGGCCCGCAACGAGAAAAAGGCTGCGAAGAAAGCAGCAGCTTTGGTTAGAGAGAGCGAAGCGATAGTTCAGGCACGCGAGTTCAGCGGTGAGGTGTACATTTGTTTTAACAATGTGCCGTTGCTTCCTGCTGACGGCTTGACATGGGAGGTTCCTACGGCACTTGCCGTGGCGAGAGAGGCGTGGCTGAAATGGAAAGAAAAGGAGGCAGAGCATGAACCACGTCGATAACTACGGGAAGTTCTACAAGCTGCTGAAGCTGCTTTCCGGTGCAGACAAGGAGACCTTGGTGCGTCAGTTTACCAACGAGAGAACCGAGCACTTGCGCCAGATGACCGACAAGGAGTATGAGCTTATGTGCAAGGAAATGGAGCGTGTGGCGGGCTACGACGAACGGCGTGCCGCTCTGCTGAAGGCGAAGCGCAAGGCGCGTAGCGGCGTGCTGCACCAGATGCAGCTGTGGGGTGTGAACACGGCAGACTGGAAAGCCGTGGATCGCTTCTGCGAGGACAAACGTATAGCGGGCAAGGCTTTCCGCTTCCTGGACAGCGTGGAACTGTCAGACCTGAACACGAAACTGCGTGCCATGAACCGCAAGAAGAAAGAAAACGAGTAATGAACCCATAAAAAGAAAAGACAATGGAAACAAAGAACGAGACAGTTGACCCCTTGAAGGGTATGACAAAGGAGCAGCGTGCCGAGCTGTTAGCACGTCTGCAGACCGAGGTAAAGAACGACCGCATGGCTAAGCGCGAGAGCTACGAGGCGCTGCGTGGGCAGTTTATGCATGACGTGCTGGGCAGAGTGGAGAACTTGGAGAGTGAGGTTTCGGGCTTCAAGAAATGGCTTGACGACGAGGTGACAGCTTTCACGAAAATCATGCGCGAGTATGGCGCTGTGAAGAACGAGAGCCAGCAGAGCTACACGATCACTGACGGGGACTTCAAACTTGAGGTGAAGTTTAACAAGGTGAAGGGTTTTGACGAGCGTGCAGACCTTGCCGCCGAGCGCCTTGTGGACTATCTGAAGCGCTACATGGAGGCGAGCGAGAAGGGTGTGGAGGACCCGATGTACCAGATGGCGATGACGCTTCTGGAACGCAACAAAACGGGCGACCTGGACTACAAGAGCATCTCGAAACTTTATGAGCTGGAAGACCGCTTTGACGAGGAGTATGCAGAAATCATGCGTCTGTTCAAGGAAGCCAATGTGGTGCAGGCCACGGCGACGAACTACTACTTCTCTAAGCGCAATCCGGAGAACGGTGTGTGGAGCCGCATAGAGCCGAGCTTCTGCCGATTGTGATGATGTGCTGGGCCTTTTTGAGCCTTTCTGAGCCTTTGGAGGGCGCAAGATGAATAAAGCCACCTAAATATGAGCGATTTAGGTGGCTTTTTGCTTGCGGTTTAAGGAAAAAAGTTTAGTTTTGCAGACTATGAAAAAAGGAAGGAATAAAGAGCTGATAAAGCTGAGGGACGAGGCTCTGTACCGCCGTTACTATTACTGGACGGAGGTACAGCGCCTACGTTTTGATGATGCCCTGAAGCTTCTTTCAGAACGTGAGTTCTTTATTTCGGAAGAGCGCATCATGAGCATCATCAGACGCAAGTGCAGGGAGGGTGGTACTGTAAACGTGAAGCCCCTGCCGAAGGTGAAGGTTCCTCGGCTTACCGCGAGCCAGCTGGAGCTATTCCCGACGCTGTGAGAGAAGAGCAGACTCGTCGTGGATGGTGAACGAAAAGATGTACTCATAGACCTTTATGCCACCGGGCATAGAATAGAAACGCGACTTGGTGCGTATCATCGGCGACATATATCCGAATGGGCGGAAACACTGCAATGCGGTGTAGAGGCTGTTTGCCATTTGCAAACGCTCTGCCACCTTTGACTCGGTTCCCGATCCGTAGTGCGTGTCGTCATAGCAATCGACGGCGAGACGTACAGAGAACTGCACCTGGCCCTTCTGGGCTCCCATGCCGACATTAGTCCAATCGGCTTCGAGATTGCCGATGAGGACGCACGGGAAGGTGACTGGGTAGGTGTCTTCCTCAATGCCTGCCTCCAACTGACCACAGTCTTCGTCAACGAGTGAGAGACCGGGCATTTTGTTTGTGATGAGTTCGATAATGAGTTTGAACAATTCTTCCATAGTGATTTTATTTTTGTGAGTTTAATATCTTGATAATTTCCTGTTTTGTGCGTTCGTGTATCATGTCCTGTAGCTCTCGGCTATCTCCGAGGAACTGTCGCTGCGGGATATGTACGGAGAGTTTCTTCTTTTTTGTGAGAGCGAGGGCACGCCACTTCTGTGCACGTGGATTTGCAGCAGCCTCGTCGGTACGCTTCTTTTTGCTTTTCTTGGAGGCGTTTCGCTTGATGCCCGCCTCGCGATAGAACATGGCCCATGCAAAGCGTCGCATCTTAGGTGTGACAGAGGGGTGCAGCGTTCCTCCCCAGTTGTGTATGGGAGCATATAGCAGGTCGTTTGCCACCTTGACGCGATAGTCTGACGGCGTGTACTTTATGGACGCGAACAGATGGTTGCGTGAGGAAAGTAGCGGTCCATAGCGCGATGCTGCCGTCTTGCCTCCTGCGAGCTGCCTCCCGGTGGTCTGCCAATGGTGGACCCCACCATTGACAAAGGCACTGATGCGGAAACTGTTCTGAAAGAAGTCCTTTGCCATGCGTCCTGCAATGACGGGGAGTCGCCTTCGCATAAGATGGTCGATTTGCTTACCATGCGATTTTAGTTGTTTTGAGAAATCCTTTAGCTCCATAACATTCAGAATAAGATGTAAAACATGAGTGCTGCGATGCTGCCGCCGATGAGACGCTTGTATCGGTTAGACGCTGCGAAAAAGAGAAAAATTTGTTCATAACGCTTGTTTATTAAATTATTATTGTTATCTTTGCGGTGACTTAGAAATAAGTTATGTGTGTTTCGGCACGCATCCGGCGCCGGGGTGTTCCTTGAGAGACCCGGCTTTTTTCATATTTCATAGTGAAGCAACTCGTTTCTACCCTTTATGACACAATAGATATGCTTCAAATCCTTATCAAGCAGATTCCCGTCAAAATTCCGATAGAACTTGAAATAGTTGATGGATTTTTTCATTTTTGTCTCATCAAACAGGTTTGGATCATGGAAATACAGACAAAGAGCATCCGCTTTCTCCTCGACGTCGCTTCTGCTGTTGTATCGGCGTAACTGATCATTCTTTTTAACAAATATATTTGAGTACCATCCACGTCCAGTAACCGAGCGTATGTCCATATATTTGTCATCCATAACCATATCGAGAGCCGCTAATTGCTGTCCATTTTTCTTTTTTGTCTCATTACAGAAGATAGCTTTGTGTCCCATTGAGAACAGTTGATTTTGACATTCATTTTCCAGGTCGGAAGAAGTAAGTCCGCCAAAGAACCTTTGTGCGTGTTCGCCCTCATGAGTTATATGACCAATATGTGCGGCTTTGAGTCCACCAGTACGTTTGTCGAAAACAACATCTTTGTATTCTGGGTCGTGAAGGAAGCGTTTGTATTCAACCCTATTAGCTTTTAATTTCTCCTTATCTGGCTTATCTGATTTGCATAACGAGTCTAAACAGTTGTTGATGTACGGGCAGTTGTAGCAGTCTTTAGCCTTGTTGTTGAACAAATGGCTCAGCTTGTCCCTGAAGCCCGGTTTATAGAAACTGCATGAGCTGCATGACTTGGGGAAATACGGATGCGACTGTGCGAACACAGCCCCGTCAGTTCCTGGATTGGAATCGAGTCCGGGCTGCGGATTGCTTGCCTTGTCGGAAGAAGGCGCAGCAGTGCATGGCTCGTCGGTGGATGTAAGCGAGCATTTGCAGTTCCATCGATCGCCCGGCCGGTGTTCGTTCCAGAAGGGGTCGTTGATGGGTCGGACCGTGTTCCAAAAGAGCTGATGGTCGGCGCCCGGATTGGGCGATGTGGATGGCATCCATTTGAGGTTGGGCAGCACGTCTGCCTCCCGTAGGAACTGCTGCCAGTCGGCAGCCTGGTGTGCGCGGACAACCGCCGTGTCGTATTCGGTGCGCAGCCATGCCCCACACTGATGCGAGGCGATAGGCAGAACATCGTTTGCCCACTGATTGAACGGCTTTAAATCGCCGTTTGAATCGGTGAGAAGTCTTGCCATATCAGATTGCATACGGTGGACCTTGAAGGCAGAGAAGACCTCGTTGGAATGGCGGAGCGCCTGTCGGAAGTCGTCATCCATGTCGGGCCCATCGGATGCAGCCATGCCCTGGGCTGTAGCCTGATTGAAACTGCGTAGGATGGCACGGAACAGTTCGGGCGAAAGGTCGGCGGGAGACTGCGCCTTGCCCCGACGGTAGATGTCGTGGAGAACCTGCGCGATGAAGTCGTCTGAGAATTCCATGGACGCAGCCACATCATCGGCCTTGGCCTGGTAGAGATTGTTGACTACCACTCTAAATCCGCCCCGCCCGGTTGCGGGGCTTTTGCGAAAAAAGAGCGCAGCCAGTTTTTGAAAGACTTTTTTTGTTTGGGCGACGGTTCGGAGTTCTTTTTGTCGTCGCTGTTTTCGGGCTCGTCATCATCGGCGGCTGGGAGCTGCTGATTGGCTATGGAGGCAAGTGCCTCCTTTTTTTGTTGCTGTTCGGCTTTCAGTTTGTCGTAATCGGCAGGTTTTTCGACACCGAACTCCTCATAGAGATAGTCGTCGGAGACAGGTAACTGGAAGTTGGCGCGCAGCTGCGTGAGTATGTTCATCTTTGTGGAAGGGTCGATGTCCTTCTGCTCGGGGAAACAGAACTCTCCGCCAAAGGTATTGATGCCCATGCGCTGGAATATGTCCGTCATATCGTAATTGAGCACATCGAGGATGTATCGTCTGTCGGCCTGCGCCACTCGGTCCTCCACCTTCTTGTGTACCGTGCCAAGCGCCTGTGTGCCATTCTCGGAGGACTCAGTGGTGAGCGTGTTGCCGAGAATGAGCTTGGAAATCTCGTTATTGCAGCGCTCGCAAAGCCGCTCGTAGACATCCGCTGAGCCAGTCTTGTTGCCCGCCTCAACGAGGTTTAGCGTGGTGTCCTTGCCATGCACGAAAACTGCGAGCGAGCCGGCATTGTATGCATCGTCGATGGCTCGCTGTCGTGAGTCCTCGTCATCGGTCTCGTAAGTGTACTCCTGAATGGGCATGCCAAAGACCTCGGAGAACTGTGACCAGTCGCCCGTGGTGTTGCGCTTGTATATGACCCATGGTGCAGCCTTGGCGAGGAGTCCGAGGTCAGAAGGCAATCCGATGAAAAGCAAGTCGGGGTATTCGTCCCATGAGGTGCCGGTGATGTCGGTCTGGTGTCGCAGTATGAGTCGGCGCACAGGGTCGGCGTGCTTTCTTGGGATGAGGTCGTAATCGACCCACTCCCCCTGGCGATAGAACTGGCAGAGGGAAAAGCCCCACATCTTGGCATCTATAATGTCGGTGACGAGTCGTGAGAACCATGGTGACTTAATCTGCTCGTTGACCGCCTCGTCGGGCTTGCCGTCTCTCCAGAACTCGATGTCGGCACATAGTACGGCATTGCGTCGCTTCTCGATGACGCAGGAGAGGTGTGTGTCCATGAGTATGTCAGAGTAAAGGTCGTAGAGTTTGTATCGTCGCGAGAAATCGACATCCTCTGCCGCCCGGACAGCCGAAGTGAAGTCGGCGATGTCGATGCCGAAGCGCTTTGGCTGCGTGAGCACAATGACATTGGGGCGCTGCTGTCCCTGCTGCGGAATGTTTCCGCCAATGGTGATTTTGCCCTTTGGGGCTTTGCTATACTTTCGTTTTGTCATAATCAGAATTTTTAATTGTCAGTTACCAGTGATTGACCCGTTTGGGGTTGCTTTTCAAGCGGAATGGCGCATGTGCAGCACGCACCTCCTCGGGCAGTAGCGGTGCCCCCTGGATGGAGATGTCCTCTGCGGCGACCGCCTTCATCCACTCGACTGCCCGGTCGTAGCGGTCCTTGCGCAACTGTGAGAGTTTCTGCGGGTTGTGAATACAGAAGATGTGGTATACGGCGATGTCTATGACCATCATGAGTACGAGTTGGAGTCGATCGGCCCCAGTGGCCGCGAAGATACGGTCGCAGTCGTATCGTTTGGAGAGATAGCACCTCATTTCGGCGATGGCCCGATCCTCACAAATCTCGATGACCGATTCGTCGGCTCTGGTGAGCGCATCGAGAATCTCTCGGTGAATGGAGGCATCGTAGTCGGAAAGTTGTACGAATTGGCTCATATATACATTGTTTAGAATTTATAATCTTCGTTTGTTGCGTGTGCGTATGTCGGCACGCGAGCGTGTGACCGGTGGTTCTGCCCTGTGCTGAATTTCGTCGATGATGCGATTGCCGCCCTCAACGGCATCAGGACCGTCGGCCGGATAGCGTAGTGAGAGGGTGAAGAGCGTGAACTGGTCGAGGAGTTCCTTCATGTGGGGATTGTCGCGTTCCGCCTCGTTGAGTATGAGATTGCCGGCACGGTTCATCGGTTCCAGATTGGCCTCGATGCGTGTTGCCTTGTCGGTTTTCTTCTCCTCGTCTCCTCGTATGTAGAGCTGTACGCCCTGCTCGCGTCGCACCTTGGCGACGAGCGGCTTAAATACCTGCTGAAAGAACGGGTCCTGGAGTTTGTTGTTCTCCATGTAGCAATAGACCGGAGCACGACCTCCGACAAATGCGAGCAGCTGCACATACCAGTCGATGAACTCGGCATTGAGCGCTTGTGCCAGAAACGTCTTTATGACATACAGCTTGCCAGAGAGCTTGCCGAGGAGTGAGACCGTCTTGAACGACTTGCCTTTTTTGCCCTTTCCTTCGCCTGGAGCTGGGTCGCCGTAAGCCACGAGGAACTTAAACTTGGAGAGCGGCGGCACCTTTCCGAAAGCCATCTCGGAGAATATCTCTCCCTCTGAGATGGGGTTGTTGAAGTACTCGCCCTGCGCTGACTTCTTGGAAATCTTGGCGAGAACACGGTCGATGTGCTCCTCTGAGTTTTTCTCGGGCCATGTGGAGTGTCCGTCCTTGTCTCGGATATTAACGATGTCCCAATGGTCGGCCATTGCTCCAGCACGGACAACACAGCAGTCCTTGGCGATGATGTTGCCGCAGAAGAGCACCAGTGTAGGTTCAGAGACGGAGCGCGTTGGATAAAGCGCCTTCTCCCACCAGTCCCATCGTTTCTGTATGATGTCGGGATTGAGCGTGTCCTGGTCGGTATCGAAGTCATCGACAATCAACACATCCGGGCGTACGGCATCCTTTCGCGAGCCACGTGGTGACTGTCCTGCACCGAGTGCCCGGAATGCCACGCCCTGCTTGGTGATGAACTCGTCCTCCGTCCATGAACCGACGGACTGCTGCTTTCCGTAGTAGGCGATAATGCGCCCGTTGGCCTCGAGGTTGGCCCGGAACGGGTCGAGCAGGCGTACGGCATTGTCGAAGGAATTGGATGTGAGTATGACATTTCGTTTAAGCCCGGTGAGTGTGAGGTACATGATGCAGAACATGGCACAAGTGGACTTGGCGAGCTCTCGGCTCCATGAGATTACCTCGAACCACTCTGGATTGGAGAGAATGCGTCGTATGGCCCTCTTCTGAAAAGGTGCGAACTCATACTGTGCGAAGTTCGGGAAAAAGAACTTTATCCATTCGAGGGGTCGCGCTTCGAGCCATGCCCGGTGCTTTTGTATTTCGGCCTGTGACATGGAGCGATCGACTGGCGTTGCTCGCGCGATGTTGTCCTTGAACTTTTCCCAGTTTTGTAGTGCTATACGGTCTGTCTGTTTCATACTCTGTTATAGTTTGTCCTTGATGTAAGCGTCGAAAAGCGAGGTTAGCTCCTTTGCCTTGTCGAGGTCGGATGGTCGCATCCACTCAATGACATCAGTGAGCACAGCGATGCGGTCGGCGATGCCCACCTCCTGCTCCATGTTTCGTATTGCAGATGTGAGCTTTACGATAGTGTCAGCCTGCTTAGCATCAGGGTATCGTTGCCCCTCTGGTTTGAGCTGTATTGCGTTGTTGACTTCGGCTACCTGACGATAGAGGCTTTGTACCTGCTCACGTCGTGTGAGCGTGAGTCCGACCTTCTGTTCCTCCCATTTGCCGCCGCGGCACCAGTTTGAGACTGTGACGCGTGACACTCCCACACGGTCGGCAATCTCCTGCTGTGTGAGGTTTTCTCGGAGATAAAGCGTGCGAGCCCACTCCTTTTTCTGTGTATTGGTTAAATCTGCCATTGAAAAATCTGTTTATAATGTGAATAAATGCAGTGCAAAATTACCGTGAAAAGGAGTGAATCCGAGCGAGTGAAAAGCATGATGACAAGTTGCGGCGTTATGATGCCGGCATAACGTTTCATGATAAAACAGGGGGTATGGAATGAGGTTGGAAAGCCATTAACTTTGCAACCGCAACATGGGCAAACTGCCCGACAAAGAAGGAGACAATGAGCAAATATTTCAATATCAAGAAAGCGGCGAGCGTGAGCACCATCTACATGTATGGCGACATCGGCTACGAGGTGGCGAGCGGTCAGATAGCCGCCGAGCTGGCAGCCTGCGCCGAGGAGAGCGAGCGTATAAACATCCGCATCAACTCGAACGGCGGCGACGTGTTCAGCGGTATAGCCATCTACAACGCCATCCGCCAGAGCGATGCCGACATACGTCTTTACGTGGACGGTGTGGCGGCAAGCATGGCGAGCGTGATAGCGCTGTGCGGCAAGCCGGTGGAGATGAGCCGTTACGCGCGTCTGATGCTTCACAGCGTGAGCGGCGGCTGCTACGGCAACAAGCAAGAGATGGCGAAGTGCATCGCGGAGATAGAGAGCCTGGAGGACAGTCTGGGCGAGATGTACGCCCAACGCATGGGCATGAGCAAAGAAGAAGTGAAAGCCCAATACTTTGACGGTACAGACCACTGGCTGACAGCGCAGGAGGCCCTGCAGATGGGCCTGATAGACGGCATTTATGATGCGGACCCCGTGGCTGAGGACAGCACCCCAGAGGAGATATACACGACATTCAACAACCGGCTCAGGAACGAGCCACAAAAAGCGAACGATATGACATTAGAAGAACTGAAGAAACAGGCGCAGTTTAAGGACTGCAAGAGTGATGAAGAAGTGGTGGCGAGGGCTCAGCACTATGCGACCCTTGCCGGCAAGGCACAGACCTTGGAGGACGAGAACAAAGAGCTGAAGAAGAAGCTGAAGGGCTTTGAGGACAAAGCCGAGGCAGACGCAGAGGCTGAGCGCAAGGAACTGTTGGACGCAGCTGAGCAGGACGGCCGCATCAATGCTGAAAGCCGCCCGACCTTCGAGAACATTCTGAAGGGAAACATGGACGAGGGCAAGAAGGTGCTTTCCGCACTGACCCCGAAGCGCAAGGTGATGAACGACCTTCATGTGCAGCCCGGCGTGAGCGACGGCCCATGGGAGCAGCGCCAGAAGCAAATCAGGGAAGCGCGCATGAAGCGCCAGTTCCAGTAAAGGACGAGAGACAGAAGAACCATAAAAAGGAAAACAAATGGCAATAGTAGTAAAGAACACGAACTACAACGGCGAGGTGCTGGAGCGCATCCTGACCGTTGCGACCACGGGCAACGAGCTTGTGGACAAGGGACTCATCATGGTGATTCCCGGTGTGGAAAAGAAAATCAGCGTGCCACGCCTAAAGGCGGGCAAGATGCTGCAGAAGCGCAAGGAAGACCCTCAGAAGAGCGATGCCCAGGGCGACTTCAATTACAGCGAGCAGACCTTGGAGCCCCACGACTTCATGGCGTTCACGGTGTTTAACCCGCGAGCTTTTGAGCAGATATGGAGAAAGTGGCAGCCTAAGGGCAACCTGGTGTTTGCGGAACTTCCTCCCGAGGCCCAGAACGCTCTTCTGGAGGCGCTGTCGAAGCAGGTGCAGTTTGAGCTTGGCAACCTGTTTGTGAACGGCGAGTATGTGAGCGGCGGCACCGACGACCAGCTGATGGACGGCATATTGACGCAAGCAGCCAAGGCAAGCGACGTAATTGTGGTGAACCCTGAGGGCCCCACCTCGATGATAGACCGCTTGTATGCTGTGCGCAACGCCATCCCCAAGGCGATGCGCGAGAACCCGAACCTGCGCATTCTGATGAGCGTTGACGACTTTGACCAGTACGACAAGGAACTGACAGAGCGTGAGCACAAGAACTCTAACGAGAGCGAGGTGAACAGCAAGCGCTTCAAGGGCATCGCCATCGAGACTGTGGCCGCCTGGCCTGACTCGCTCATCATGGCGACGCTGTGCTCGCCCGATGCGGACGGCAACTTCTTCGCTGCGGTGAACCTTCAGGACGACGAGAACGTGATCCAGATAGACAAGCTGAGCAACCCATCGGAGCTGTACTTCTTCAAGCTGCTGATAAAGGCCGACACGAACGTTGGCTTCGGCGAGGAGATTGTGGTGATGGACTGGAGAAAGACCAAGAAGTTCAATTACGTGCCCGAGGGATAGAAACTGGGAACGGCGGAGTGCGTGGAACCGCCTCCGCCCAGGTAACAAATACAACTAAAATAAAAAAAGATTATGGCAGAGAAAAAGACAGTGAGTGTGAAGGTCGTGGCAAAGTTTCGCGACAAGGAAGACCTGAGCGTGGTGCACGAGGCAGGTGAGGTGCTTGAATTTGAGCTGGATCGTGCCCATGACGTTGTGGAACGCGGTTTGGCAGAGTATGCTGACCCCATCGGCTAGGCTATGGCAAGGATGAAATATCTGGTGCTGCACTGCACAGCCACGCCAGAAGGCCGTGAGGTAAGCTCTAAAGAGATACGCCACTGGCACACTGACCCGGTGAAGAAGGGCGGCAGGGGCTGGAAGCAGGTGGGTTACACCGATTTGTTCCATCTGGACGGAACAGTGGAGCGCCTGGTGAAGAACAACGAGGATGCGGAGGTGGACCCCTGGGAGGTGACGAACGGTGCTGCGGGCTATAACTCGGTGAGCCGCCATGTGGTGTATGCCGGCGGTCTGGCAAAGGACGGCAAGACGGCCAAGGACACGCGCACGGCGGCACAGCTGAAGGCTATGACTGACTACGTGAGGAACTTTCATGAAAGGTTTCCACAGATCAAGATTGTGGGTCACCGTGACCTGCCAGGCGTGACTAAAGCCTGCCCGAGTTTTGACGTGAAGGCATGGTTGGAGAGCATCGGCATCAGGCAGTAAGGAGAGTGTGAAAACAGAGTAAATAACGAATAAAGAGAAAACAAGGATGGCGGACACAGTAATCATGCAAATCCTGCAGTGGGCTATACCCTCGGGCGGCATAGGTGCCGCCATCGCTTGGGTTGCGAACCGCAAGGTGAAGGAGGCCGAGACGGCGAAGAGCGTGCATGACACCTACAAGGTGATGTACGAAGACGTATCGACTCTGCTTGTGGAAACTCAGAAGAAATATGAAGAGACGACAAAGATCACTGAGAAGCTGGTGGCTGAAAACAACCTCACGCGACGTGCTGTCAACCGTCTGTCGCGTGCCATTGAGGCTATTCAGCTATGTCCTCACAGGGCTGCTTGTCCTGTCAGCAGCGAGCTGCAGCTCGACGAGACAGACGGTGAGGTCGGAAAACAAAGTGTCGGCAAGCGCAGTGCGAAAGGACAGCGCAAGCGCCGCGACGAGCGTGATGAAGGCGTGGTGGACGGCACCGGTGAAGGCGGACACGGCATTGCTGGAGATAGCGCTTGACTCCGGTCTGTGGCGACTGCCTGAAGGAGCGAGCTATGCTGCGAGCTCTGGCCGTGCGCATGTGAAGGCGAGTGTGAAGCAGAACGCGGGCGGCAAGCCTCCTACCCTGGTGATAGAGAGCGGCTGCGACAGTTTGGCGCGTCTGTGTGCGTATTATGAGGCGGAGAACGAGCGCCTGAGCGTGAAGAACGCTCATCTTCAGGACAGTGCTCAAACGGCGGTTGAAGAACGTTCGAAAGAGCGAGGGCTGTGGTGGGTGGACTGGTGTGTATTTATTGCAGGCGGAATAGTCTGCACGGTAATAACAATTTTAACAATGAAGATTTATGAACGATTTTATGTACGGCCTGGCGGTCGTTAAGGTAGGCGAAAAAAAACTTGGCTACATCGAGGAAAACAGCTTCAAGCTGAACGGTGCGAAGGGCGAGGTGACGAAGATCAACGCTGCCCAGAAGCATGGCGGTCCTGTGCTTGTGATTCCGAAGTCGAACGGCACGATTGCTCCGAGCTTTGACCTTATCCAGATGGACTACGAGAACATGGCAGCTCTGATGGGCGGTGTGGTGAAGAAGACGGCGGAGAAAGCGACGGGCTGGGAAGCTCCATCGGATCTGGTGCAGATAACGAGTCCACTGACGATACAGACGGACTCGTCGCACGAGATAAACATCCGGAAGGCTTTCATCTCGGCATACATTGACGGCGACCTGAACTTGGACAGTGTGTCGAAGGTGAAGGTTGAGGTTGAGGTGATGATTCCGGACGACGGTAGCAAGCCTTACAGCATTGATGATGTGGCTGGATAGATAAACACCGAGAGCGATGAAGGACAGCCATATTGAGAAGGAGGCAGCGGAGGCACTTTTGGACGTGGGTGTCTCCGTTCCTTTTAAGGAGTTGCGTCTGCCGTGGCGCAAGGAGGCGATACGTCTGCGTTTCAGGATGGGCCGTCCGCGTCTTGGCGGTCAGATACGCATAGCTCGTCTGTTTGCCGGCATGAACGTGACTCACGCGGAGCTGGAGGCGATGACAGAGTCAGAGCGTCTGGCTTGGCTTGGGGAGCACGGGCGCTCTGTGAGCCGGATTGTTGCTCTGACGATATGCAGGGGGAAGTGGAGCGGGCTGCTGCTGTCTGGCGTGGTGGCTTGGTTGCTACGCTGGTGGGTGGATGACGTTTGGCTTGAGGCTGCTTTTCGACGTTGGACGCTTCTGCTGGGAACGCGGGGTTTCGAGAGTATTATCGCATTGTCGGCGGCGACGAATCCGCTGAAGCCGACGATAGCGAGCCATTAAAGGAAGGGGAGTTAAGAACTAAGTATGAGGGTTCACATAGCCTCTTCGGTATGCTTTGGCAGGTGGCTCAGGCGACAGGCTGGAGTGTGGACTATATGCTGTGGGGTGTGAACTGGGAGACTCTGGTGCTGATGCTTGCCGATGCTCCGCGTTATGTGAAGGTGAAGGGCAAGGAAGATTCTGGGCCGTCGCGTAAAGTGAATGGGAAGCGGACCGCTCAGGAGATCCTGGAGTGTTTTCAAACAAGACTGAAGAAATGACATGAAAGCTGTAGAAGTAGAATTATTGATGAAAGGGAACCTTAGCCAGGGCATGTTGGATGCCCAGACTAAGGCTAATTTGCTTGATGAGTCCTTGAAACGAGTCGGCATGACCATTGGCGGTGTGTTCACGGCACAGAAGGCTGTGGAATTTGTGAAAACAATGATCGATGTGCGTCAGGAAGTGGAAAACCTCAGTATCTCGTTTGAAACATTGTTAGGCGGCAAGGACAAAGCTACGCAGTTCTTCGGTGAATTGCGTGAATATGCCGTGAACACACCGCTTATGCTCAATGATCTTGCTGGAGGAGCGCAAACTATGCTTGGATTCAACATGGAGGCGGAGAAGGTCATTCCGACACTAAAGCAGATTGGTGACATCTCCATGGGCGACCGTGACCGCTTCAACTCGCTTGTACTTGCATTTTCGCAAATGTCGGCTACGGGAAAACTGATGGGGCAAGATTTGCTCCAGATGATAAATGCCGGTTTCAATCCACTCGCTATCATATCGGAAAAAACTGGCAAAAGCATAGGACAACTCAAAGACGAAATGTCCGCAGGTGCTATCAGTTCTGAAATGGTGGCACAGGCATTTGCAGACGCAACCGCAGAGGGTGGCAAATTTCATGGTATGCTGGATAAGCAAAGCAAAGGTTTGAAGGGACAAATCTCAAATTTGGAAGGTGCTATTGACAACATGTTCAATGCCATGGGCGAAAAGAGTGAGGGTATTTTAACGGGCAGCGTTGAAGTGGCTTCAGAACTTGTAAAGAACTATGAAGCGGTAGGAAAAGCCCTTATGTCGCTTGTTGCGGTATATGGCAGTTATAAAACAGCTTTAATTGCAACACTGGCAGTACAGAAGGCTGCTTCTTTTGTTGAAAACATTCGCCTTGTGGCTATGTTCCGTAAAGAATTGGGACTTGCAACAGCTGCACAGCAAGCCTTCAATATAACAGCAAATGCCAATCCTTATGTGTTACTTGCAACTGTTATTTTGTCTGCTGCCGCTGCGCTGGCTATATATTCAAAGAATTGCTCTGCAGCAGCTGACGAGGCTCAACGTGCGGCTGATCGTGAGAAAGAACAGACAGATGCAATCAATGACAAAAAAGAAGCGATTGAAAAATGTATAAGCACCATAACAGATGAAAATCTAGCGGAACTAGACAGACTAGAAGCTCTAGAAAAGCTAAAGAAATTGATGCCGTCAGTATTTGAGAAATACAAGACCGAAAAGGAACTTATCGACAAACTGACGGAGGCACGCCGAGAATATAACGAGGAACTTCGTGAGGAACGTAATCTTAAAGGCGAAGGTAATTTGAAGGCAGACCAACAACGAGTGGCGGATCTGAAGAAATATTTGGAATTGCGCAAGCAGTACTACAAAACCGGTCGCTTGAATATGTCAGATTCTGATTATAATCTCTATCAGAACCTTGACAAGAAATATAATAAAGAAGTGAGGAACGTGCGTGGTACGTTTCAGACATTCAACTCCGCTATAGAATCGTTGATTAAAGCTTCAGAGGGTACGGTGTGGAAAGATGTGCAGCAAGTGCGAACAGATAACCATAACAAGTTTATGGCAAAGTTGAATAGTATGAACGCAGAGACCGCTCAAAAGACTATCAACTTCTACAAAAATTGTATCTCCTCTGCAAACAAGCAAGGAAAGAAACTTGTACAACTTCCAGGGGAGAGTGTTGCAACTAGTGTTGACGAATTGCAAAACCGCATCAAATCGGCTACTGCCCGTATGAAAAGCATACACGAGAATGCCTCTAAAGACTTCATGAAAGATGCAAAAACCGCATGGACTAATGCACAGAATGAAGTAAATAAAGTCATAAAGAATCGCAACAATCGCTCCCTTTATCCTGATGAAGCGTCCTATCTTGCAGCATTGCGCAAGGCACGCGATGAAGAAAAGAAGGCAAAGGCAAACTATGAGGCTGCAGGTGGTGACACTTCAAAGAAAACAAAAAAGACAAAGAACACAGGTCTTACCCCTCAGGAGAAAGCTAATATAAAGGCAGCAGAGCAAGAAGAGAAAGGGCGTCAGGTAGAAGCGGCACAACGTAAACAAGAAGCGTCAGAAAAGCAAACCGCATTTGATTTGAAACAAGCGGAGATCGACGGCTTGCAAGAGGGTTTTGACAAGGAACTTGAAACGATAAATCTCAATTACGATAAACTTATCGAAGCGAACCGTTTGCGCCAGCAAGAATGGGTAGATGAACTTCAGAATATATCAGACCTCTCATTTGAACAGGCTCATCCTGACTGGAAGAAGCAAGGGTTGAAGCGTCCAACTGTTACTATGGATGATTTGAGTGCTGACCAAAAAAACTATCTGAAACAATATACTGAAGCCGCAAACGCATACAAGCAAAATTCCGAAGCAAAGCTCTATCAGAATTTGCTCGCCAAGTACCAAGACTACGAGGAGCAGCGCAAGAGCATCAGCGAGAAGTTTGCTAAGGATCGTGCTCATATAGAGAAGGCTGTGGACGCAGAGGGGCGTCCTATAGGCGAGGATGTGAAGGAGCGTGCGTTGGCAGAGCTGGCGAAGCAGGAGCGTGCTGCTCTGAAGTCTGTGGACGAGGCTCAGCTGACGGAGCTTGGGAAGGAGAACAAGGTGCTTGTGGACTTGTTTGCTGACACTTCGGAGAAGAGTGTGGCTGAGGTTCAGAAGATAATAGACCGTATAAAGGTGCTGATGGACTATCTGCGTGGGACGAAGGACGCTGAGGGCACGGCTGTGATAAAGGACGGGAACGGAAGGACGGAGCGGAGGATCACGCAGAAGGATATGGCGGGACTGGGTTTTTCACCGGCTGAGCTGAAGGCCCTGGAGAAGAGTCCTGAGAAGCTGAAGGCTCTGACGGAGCAGTATGAGAAGCTGAAGAAGGAGGTGCTCGGTAAGAATCCGTTCAGGGCTCTGGCTGATGCGGTTGGGGAGCTGTTCAAGCACGGCGAGGATGGTGAGGAGAAGGGCCTTGAGGCCAAGCTGAAGCGCCTTGGTGAGTCTGCTGCGGCTTCTGCTGAGATGGTGGGCGACCTGGCCGGGAAGCTGAGCGAGATGTTTGAGGCGGCGGGTAACGATGGCATGGCTGAGGCGATGGATGCTGTGCAGGGTGTGATGACGAGTGTGAGCAACATAGGCCGTGGCTTTGCTGAGGGCGGCGTCGTTGGCGGCATAGCTGCTACTGCGGGCGAGGCTATCGGCTGGGTGACGAAGGCTTTTCAGGCGAGTGCGCGTCATAAGGCTGCTTTGGAGAAGATCATGGAGGAGGTGACGGCTCAGCAGCGTGAGTATAACCTGCTGCTGATGGAGCAGAACCTGGAGCTGGAAAAGGCTCAGACGATATTCGGCACGGACACTTACGGGAAGGCTGCGAACGCTGTGAGGGTGATGAAGGATGCCTACGCTGGCCTGAAGGCGGAGATTGCGGGCACGGCTGAGCAGCAGCAGAAGTTCGGATACCTTGATACTGGGAATGCCTTCTGGAACAAGATTGTGAACAAGGGCTACTCGGAGCTGAAGGACGCCTACTCGGGACTGGCTGACATTGAGATAAAGACGGGCCATAAGAAGACGGGTCTGTTCGGCTGGGGCAAGGGCAAGGATACGTACAGCAGCATACTGGACGTTTATCCTGAGCTGATAGACAGTGCGGGGAACTTTAACCGCGAACTAGCTGAGAGCATCATGAACAGCCGTGAGTTTGCGAAGAATGACAAGGAGGCCCTGCAGTATATCATAGACCTATATGACCAGGCAGAGGAGGCCTGGGAGTCTGTGAAGGACTACTTTGAGGGTGTGTTCGGCGACCTTGGGCAGACGCTGACGGACGCTCTGGTGGATGCCTTCAAGAACGGTACTGATGCGGGGAAGGCTTTTGCGGACTCGCTGACGGGTATGCTGGAGAAGCTGGCGGAGCAGATGATATACACGGTGACGATAGCCCCACTGCTGGAGAAGGCTCAGGAGGAGATGCTGGACGTGATGAAGCGCGAGGACCTGACGGACGAGGAGAAGTTTGGCAACTATGTGCGGATTCTGGACGACATGACGGACAATGCTCTGAGCCAGCAGGGAACCTTCAACGCGCTGCTGGAGAAGTATCGTCAGATGGCGAAGGAGAAGGGGTTGGACTTGTGGCAGGGGGACAGCACGACGCAGACGGGCAAGAGCGGTGCATACACGACTGCCTCGCAGGAGAGCATAACGAAGCTGGAGGGTCTGTACACGGCGATGCTGGTGCATGAGACGAACATAGACACGAATGTGGAGAATGTGGCTGGGAGTATGCAGACGGCTCTGGTGCACCTGAAACGTATAGATACGAACACGGGCGAGTGCAGCGAGACGCTGAAACTGATGCGCAAGGACATGCGTGACATGAAGGACGACCTGACCACGCTGCGTAGGGACGGCATTAAAACAAGGTAA